ATAATCAAGAAGTATAAATTATAACGTATATTTGCGGAAAATGCAATAAAATATTGAGCTATGGATAAAATAGAATTAACCGATTTGCAAAAGCAGCTTATTCAAAAGCAGCTAAATGAAAAGTATGATCCGTTTATGGCTACGGAAGAAGAACAAGAAGCCTTCAATGACGTAATAGACAAAGCCGAAGCATTATCGGATGAGTTGGACGCTGTAGATGATTACATAGACAACTACAACGGTGATATGATAGCCTGGTTTTGGGCAAAGTACCAAGAGCAGGAACAAAAGGAACAATGATAAATTAACCAGGTAAAGAATTAATCAGGTGGGAGTTCCTATCTGATTTTTTCTTTCTTTAATTGGTGTATATATACGCCAAAAACAACGAATAAACAACGGAATGGCACTCTTTGAGAAAGGCAATAACATAGGGAATAGATTCACAAGCGAAAACCAGCCAAAGAAAAATGGTCGGAAGCCCTCAATGTATAAACAGCTCAAAGAGCTTACAGGTAAAAAAGTAGATTATGAGCTGAGCAAAGAGGACTATTATAAAACAATTCGGTTTCTTCTTGAACGCTCCAAAGGAGAGCTAAATAAAATCATGGCTGACGCAAACAGAGAAGATAGCACTACTCCTATTTGGGTGTGTAATATTATCAGTGCAATCTTCACAGATATTCGCTTTGGTCGGACTTCAACGGTTGAAATGATATTCGATAGAATTTTTGGCAAAGCAGCCCAACCGATAGAAGGGGATATAAACGCTAATGTGTCTGGTGGACTGGAGCCGGATCTATCCAAACTTTCAACCGAAGATCTTTTGGTTTATCATGGACTATTAGAAAAGATGAATGGCAAAAAATAAAAACATACAAATACCAATGGCTCTTGCAGTCAAAATAGAGCTGTTTAAACGTGGCTGTTTTGACTTCATTACTGTTAAGGATGGAAAGAAGCACGAAAAGCAGGAAAAGGCTTTGCAGATCCTTACAGACAATGAGCACGCAGAGTTTTTGTATGGTGGTGGTGCTGGTGGTGCTAAGTCGTGGACTGGTGCTGCCTGGCTTCTTTTTATGTGCCTTTGTTATCCAGGTTCCAAATGGTTTATTGGTCGAGCTGAGTTAAAGCGTATTACCCAATCTACCTTAATAACTTTCTATAAGGTTTGTAACCAATACGGAGTAGAAGATACTTTGTACAAATACAATGGGCAGTATAACTATATAGAGTTTTACAACGGATCCCGTATAGATTTGCTGGATTTGATGTATAAGCCTGGAGATCCTTTTTATGAAAGATACGGATCTATAGAATATACTGGCGGTTGGATAGAAGAAGGTGGAGAAGTAAACTTCGGTGCTTATGACACTCTTAAAACTCGTGTAGGTCGCCACTTGAATAATGAGTTAGGGCTAAAACGAAAGTTGTTTATCACGTGTAACCCTAAAAAGAACTGGATGTATGATACCTTTTACACTCCATTCAAGAAAGGTATATTACCTGAGTATATGTACTATCTGGGTTGTTTGGTACAAGAAAACCCCTTCATAGATCCAGACTACATAGAAGGTTTGAGAACAACCAAAGATAAGGTTAAAAGAGAGCGTTTGCTAAAAGGTAATTGGGAGTATGACGACAACCCCAATGCGCTTTGTTCTCACGATGCGATTACAGCCATTTTTAATAATCTGCTATCAATAACCACTGGGAAGAACTATATAACAGCAGATATAGCCCGATTTGGATCCGATTACGCCCGGATTTGCGTTTGGGATGGTTATACGATCATAGACTTAAAATGCTTTCCACTAAGTAAAACTACGGACATACAGAAATGTATTCAACACTTCCAGAAAAAATACAGAATACCTAAATGGCGGTGTATCGCTGATGAGGACGGTGTAGGCGGTGGCGTGGTGGATAATTGCGACATACAAGGCTTTGTAAATAACAGTCGTGCTTTAAAGGATGAGAACTACCAGAACTTGCAAACACAATGCGGTTACAAGCTGGCAGAACACATAAACGCCTCAGAGATTGGGATCAATGAGGAACTGTTAAGCTCGGCAGACAAAGAGCAAATTATCCTTGAACTGGAGCAGTTGCAAACATGGGATGTGGACGGAGAAGGCAAATTAAAGCTAAAACCGAAAGAGGAAATCAAGCAGGAAATTAGATGTTCTCCAGACTGGCGAGATGTGTTTTTAATGCGCTGTTGGTTTGACTATAACGAGTATGATATACCAGATGATATAGAAGCAAGATTAGGAGTTATTTAAAAATTTGAATTATGGGATTTTTTAATGTTATCAAGAATGAGGTAAAAGCTGCTGTAGGTTATCAACAGAATTTTACAGCTTTGTTGGAGGCTAAGGATATTTCAAGAGCCTTAAACTATATGCAAGATCGCTCCGGCTTTGCTGAAAAAGCCTTGCTGGAGTACAAGGTAGAAAACCATGAGGTTATGAAAAGGCAGGATAAAGCCGTTTATGATAAGAAAGGGAATTTTCTTAGATGGCAAAAGCGTTGGAAAATTCCTATCCCCTATCAGTCTTTCATCAATGAAATTGCGCTTGTTTTCTTATATGGTAGACCCGTAAAATGGACGCAAAGAAGCAAAGGTACTGATTATGCTTTTGAGCAATATATAAAACTGCTGGAGCATTTACGCTTCAACGCCAATGTAAGAGAGGCTAAACGTGTTGCTGGTGCTGAGGGTACTTCCGCTATGCTATTTCATGTGTTCCGAAATAAAGAAGGAAAACCAGATGTATTATTGAATGTGTTATCTAAACAAAACGGTGATGATATTTACCTTATCAAAGATCAGTATAAGCGTATGACTGCTTTTGCTTGGGGGTATTATCTGAATGAATCCGGCAATCGGAGCATCTACCATGTGGATATTTACAAAGATGATACGGTTTACTACTGTAAGCGTGTTAGTGTAGGTTGGGAAGTGAAGGCAATCCCTAATGTGATAGGGAAAATTCCCGTTATCCTCTTTGAACAAGAGTTAGAGCATGAAGGAACACAGCCCATGATACACCGTGTAGAAAGCATGGAATCAACAGATGCAGATGTAAATGATAGATTTGCTAACCCGGCAATGGTAGCAACCGCAGAAGTGCTTAACAGCTTGCCTAAAGCAGAAGAAGAGGCAAAACTATTCATTCTAAAGGAGGGTGGCAAGGTTGAATATCTTACATGGGATCAGGCTTCACAAAGCAAGGCAAATGAATACGAACGGCTGGATAAGCATATTCTTTCAAAATCTTTTACTCCTAACATAGATTTTGACAATATGAAGAGTTTGGGCAATCTGTCTGCTAAAGCTATCAGAAAAGTAATGCTGCTTGCAGTGATTAAGGCTGAGAAACGAAAGGAAACCCACGATAATTACATGAATAGAACGGGTAATTTGCTACGTGCTATTCTTGGTAATGTTTTGGACTACCAACACAAAGCCGAATATGAAGCATTACAGTTAGGGCATGAGTTTCAAGAACCATTCGGTGAAGATGTGAGCGATATTCTTGCTGATATATCAAAGCAGTATAACGATGGAGCGATAAGCCGACAAACTTATGTGGAAATGAGCTACCTTATCAAAGATGCAAAAACGGAAATTGAGCGTTTGAAGCAGGAAGATTTAGAAGCCATAGCTAAACAGCAGGAGTTAAACAGAATAGATGTGTTCGGTGGAGGTGAATAATGGCAAATAAAGTAAAACCATCAGAAACAAAGTACCATTGTAGGGATTGCAAGCACTCTTACGACTGGCACGAGAAGGATTATAAAGGTGAGTTCTTCCTTTGTCGGTGTCCTTTCTTCAAATACTCTAAATTCTTAAACAAAGATCACTGTGAACACTTTGAGTTAAAGCGCAATGGCAAAAACTAAATACGTCAATTCCACGCAGCTACAAAAAGAGCTGTTTAAACGTACAGAAGGGTACGCAGCTAATGTACGTGCGATTTATCAAAACTACTTACTCCAGATTATTAACCTGGTAAAAGGTACGGAGTTGGAAGAAGGTAAACCGTTCTCTTTCTCCGAATATGGCTATAGTGATGAGGCTACAGCCATATTTAGAGAAATGTACAGCCGTTTGTATCAAGAAATAAGGAATGACGTGCAAAATGAATGGCTGCTTTCCAACCAACATAACGATGAGCTGGTAAAAAGTGTGTTCGGTGAAAACTCTATCAATGATAACCACTTTGCCCGATTCTTTAAGCGCAATATGGAGGCTATGGACGCTTTCTTTGCTCGGAAAACTGGAGAAGAAGGGCTAAGCCTATCGCAAAAGGTATGGAGGTACACAGGACAATTTAAAGAAGAGCTTGAAAACTGCTTGGATTTGGCTATAGGAGAGGGTACAGGAGCCAACAAGTTAGCTTCCAAAATACAGACCTACCTACAAGATCCTGATCGCTTTTACAGAAGATTCAGAATAAAGGTCGGTGAGGATGAAAACGGAAATACTGTGTATGGTCGTGTATGGAAACGTAGGGTATATGATAAAGAAACCGAAAGTTATAAATGGGTAGATGATAACCCAAAGAAATATCATCCTGGACGTGGTGTATATAGATCTTCATACCGTAATGCCCAACGTTTGGCACGTACAGAAACCAATATAGCCTACAGAACTGCTGATTTTGAACGATGGGGGCAATTAGATTTTATAATTGGCTATGAAATCAAGCTGTCAAACAACCACCCATGCCATGATATTTGCGATGAGCTTGCTGGCAAATATCCCAAAACGTTTAAATGGACTGGTTGGCATCCGAATTGTCGGTGCTACATGATCCCTATTTTAGCTGGTGAAGATGATATAGAGGATATGCTTAACAAGATCCTGGCTGGAGAAGATGAAGAAATAAGCAAGAAAGGGCAAATAACGGAGTTTCCAGATGAATTTGTGCAATGGGTAAAGGATAACGAAGATCGCATGAATGAAGCCAAAACAAAAGGCACTCTACCCTATTTCGTCAAGGATAACTATACGGATATAGAAGAAATCTTGCATCCTCTCACACCTGAGCAAAAACACTACAAAGGGCTGGTTGCTCAATATGGGGAAGAAAACGTACAAAAGCTATATGAGGCTTTCGATTCATTCAAAGCCAAAATCTCTACTGGTGATTTGGAGTACCAAATCAAGAAGCTAAAGTTTGAAGCTAATTGGGTTGAGGAAAAGAATAAATTCCCGACTTCTCCCGAAATGGTGAAAATGCTTAAAAAAGAGCTGGCTATAGTTGAGGCAAAATTTCAATACCAGCAAGCCGTAAATGCTGCCAAGCCTATTTTGAACTATAAAAGCAAGAGTAAACCGTTAAATTCGATTCTGGCAGAACTGAATGAGGCTATAGCCAATGAAGCAACTGCAAATGAGATACAAGCCTTGACAGCAAAAGCGACTGCCAAAATACAAGAGATAGAAAAGGCTCGGCTCGCAAAGCTGGTTAAACAAGGTGCGGACGGATCTACTTTGGATCTTTACGCAACAGAAAAAGAAAAGCTGGAAATAGCAAGGCTCCAATCTGAATATGATAAGGCTATGGATCTATACGGCAGTCAGTGGAATAGTGAAGTAAGTGCCTGTTATGTCCGGCTTGCTGATTATAAAAAGGAGTTGGCTTTAAAATATGTGTCAAAACAAGGCAAGCTGGTTAAGCTGAATGGAGAAACTGAGGAATTGGCAAAAAAAGCACTGGAAGAGTATATAAATGCGCCAGTTAATCATAGTGCTAATAACGCCATCGGTGGACGCTGGCAGAACTATAGTAGTGAAGCTGGAGCAATGGAGCGTTATAGCAAAAAAACGGGTATATCCGTAGATGAGCTTGCTTTGATAAACCGCTATACATACGGCTCCAAGTGGTGTAATAATTACGGTTATGGTATTGTAGATCCGTACTTTGGCAAAATACAAGATTATGGGGGATTATGCCAAAAATATTATCCGGCTTGTAATGCTGCCTTAGAAAAAATGCCTCGCTATAATGGTACTGTATTCTCTGGTATCAGCTTTGACGCTATGAAGCTGGATAAGTATATTCAAGAAATGAAAGCGTGTCTATCATCCGGGCAACCCTATGTAAACAAAGCCTTCATGTCCTCTACTACCAATATTGATAGAACTGCTATCTTTGGAGATAACCTAATGCTGGTTATCAAAAGTAAGAAGGGTGTAGATGTAAAAGCCATTTCCCATTATGCCAGTGAAGATGAAATTGTGTTTCGTGCCGGATCCCGTTTTAAGGTGCTGAATGTTTATCAGGAAGAAACACGAAAATATGGCTTTGGAAAAGGCTGGGTAGTTGAGCTGGAAGAGATATAAGAAAGAGCCATTACCAACGCTGGCAATGGCTCTGAACTGCCCTAAAGCAGCTATCATCAGCTCTCAACAGATGAAAACATACAATTTTACTTCAACAAACTAAATAGCTTCAGTATTTTTTTTGCTCGTTTTTCTGATACAGTTTCAGTTATATAGCCATCTGTAGTGTAAAATCTAACCATCCGAATTTTATTCGTTTTCAACAAAGTATATACTTCATCTGGAATAATATATCTTGTTTTAAGATTAAAATGCTCAATAAAGGTTTTTCCAAGATTTAGACTCCAATATTCAGCAACGGCATCCTCTTCGTTGTTTAATGTAATGATACTATCGTTTTCTAATTTGAGCATTAAATCGGCTCCTTTTTCCATGCTATAAACTTTATCACCGCAATTATAGGTAGTCTTTAAAATTATTGTATTATTAACTTTATGCAAAGCGCAAGTAAAACCATCACTAAAGCTAATGTAATTTGTTTCAGTTATTCGATTACCTGTAAACTCATCTATTTCGTCTTTGACAATTTTTTGAGCATGAATAGAGTTACAAGTTATAAGACACATTAAAAATAAGAATAAATTTTTCATATCGTGCAATTTAGAGGTTAATAACCTATTAAAATTGGCTACCCATAAACCCACAAAAAAACGTGGGCTTACTCTGCACGATCAAGAGGGACGACCAAGTACCCAACAGCCCATACAAGAGTAATGCCCACGCCATAGCGCAGGCATTAGCACATTGTTTCTGAGGGCTGTTTGAAATTTTGGTCGTTTTCTTGATCCTCGCAACAATAGCCAATGCTATATTAGTTCATATTTTATTTCTAACTGCAAATATAGTGCTATTTATGAGAAAATTAATCCGTTTATGTTATTAATTTAGGCACGACACAAAAAAGAGGAAGGCTTTACACCTCCCTCTTACCTGTTTCAAACGATTTTTCCCAGTTGGTTGTATCTCCTTCTGGATTCGGGCTTTTACCTGGTAAATGCTCTGATAATAGTTGCTCTTTCCATTCCTTGTACGCTTCATCTAAAGGCTTTTTTGTGTCGCAAGCATCCAAGTAGGAATAATGAAACTCCTTCTCATACTCCCAAAAAGAAGCTGCCAAAGGGTGAAAAGTATCACTTTTATACGGATTCTCTTTTTCTCCTTTGTACCAATGGTAATTTGAATAATCTTCCGTTATGCCAGAAAAGAATCCGGCTTTGTTCCAGTTATCAGCCATCTTATTTATTGTTTAAGTTATGATAGAAGTTACCTATAACATCAAGCATATCAATAGGCAACAAATTGAATACATGATCTACTATTTCTTTAGGGATCTCATAGATAGCTGCTGCCATAGATCCTACAATAGCACCGATAGTGTCGCTATCACCTCCCCACGAAATAGCCTTCCTTATTGCATCCTCAAAAGAATTACTGGAAATGATAATTTTCAGGCAAATAGGTACAGTTCCCTGGCAAGTTTCATTAAATACCCCAGCGTAATAGTTTCCGATCATAAACATAGGATAGTACATTTGCATTTCGTTTTCAAGCCCGGATAGGTTTTTGGTAGTGCGCAAATAGTAAATAGCGTGCGCAATCGCTACAGCTCCTTTTATGCCTTCCGGGTGGTTATGGGTTACGATAGCGGTTTCTTCCGCTTCTTTCTTCACTCTATATAAGTCGTCAAAGAACCAAGCTACGGGGCTAACCCTCATTGCAGAACCGTTACCGAAGCTATTATATGGTTGTGGTGTATCTGAGGCTATCCAACGTGCAAAACTGCTTCCGTATGCTCCTTTAGGGTTTGGATATTTTCTACACCATTTCAGTAACGTATCTTCGTAGTGTTCCCCATTGTTGATAGCGTCCGCAATAGCAATAGTACAAATCGTATCATCTGTAAAAGTGCTTTCTTCCGTAAACAACTCAAAGTTATAGTTATCTGTATTGTTAAACTCAAACCGTGAGCCTACAATATCGCCTATTATTGCACCTAACATATTAACCTCCAATTTTAGTATTACCTCTAAATGTTTTCTTCCTTATAAGCACGCCCATACGGATTGTACAATACTTGTTTTGATACTCAACCCGACTTAGATCTACATTCCAAAGACTTTCTTTCTTGATACCTATTTGTTCCTCTGAAAGCTCGTCAAAGATCGCAGCAATAGATCCGAAATAGAAGTGTCTTTTTCCATTGTACGGCTCTCTCAATTCTACATGAATAACTTTCGGTAACTTCATAATCCATTCCATTTATTAAAGCGTTCTAATCTGATGCTTTAAAATTATATATTGGCTTTATCGTATCAATGATCTCAACTGTATCAGTGATAGCATTTTTAATCTCTTCCATAGACTTATACGCTTGTGGGGCTTCATCTATTGTCGCTCTACTTACAGAAGTGGTATATATTCCGTTCATAGATTCTTGGTATTCCTCCATACTAAGCAACTCCTTTGCTTTACTCCTACTCATCAAACGTCCGGCTCCATGTGGGGCTGAATAGTTCCAGTCCGGGTTTCCTTTCCCAACACAGATAAGGGAACCATCACGCATATTTATAGGTATTAATAGCTTCTCGCCTAATTCAGCACTCACAGCACCTTTTCTAAGGATCATACGGCTAAAATCAATATAGTTGTGTATGGTTTCAAATCTATTTACCTCAGTAAATCCCATCCCATTAATGATAATCGCTGCCATAGTAGCACGATTAAGTACAGCAAAACGTTGTACTATTGCCATGTCATTAATATAGTCGTGAAAATCACCACCTGAAAGATGTGCCAGCTCTTTGTCCTTACCAGGAATTGAAATATTCTTAATCGCTTCCTGAATATCCCTTTCCCTGCCTTCTGCTTTCAATCTGGCAATAGTATTGCGTACTTCAATCGCCCGATCACTTTCTGTATTTGCAGCCAAATTTTGATAGTGTTTACAAACATCGCCTCCCAACTTTCTACTGCCAGAGTGAATAACCAAATAGTACCTATGGTTTCTTTCTGAATAATCCACCTCTATAAAATGATTACCGCCTCCAAGTGTACCGAGTGAGAGATAAGCTCTATTTAAATCTACTTGCTTTGCACATCGTAGGTTTGAAAAATCAAAATTTGCCTTTTGAGTATCATGTATATTAAACCCATTGGGAACCGTTTCCCTTATAATGGAATCCAATTTCTCACAGTCTATATATTGATCTGCCAATTCTACAGTAAGCATACCGCAACCAATATCAACACCTACCAAGTTTGGCGTTACTTTATCGGTTATTGTCATTGTAGTACCAACAGTACACCCCTTACCAGCATGGCTATCTGGCATTATTCGTATAATAGAGTTTTCATAGGCAGGATAATTAGCCAGCCTCTTAATCTGATCGTATGCTTCGTTCTCAAAAGTTTCAGCAAAGATCTTGACTTCCTTTCCTGAATGTGTTCTAATTATTCTCATGTCAAATACAAATATAGTTTATTCTATTAAGTATAACAAATAAAATGCTACTTCTTTTTACTTAGTAAAGTAACGTGCCGTTTTAATTCTTTATGTAGATACTTGTTTTCGCTCTGTAGCTCTTTTATGATAGAATTACGCTTTTCAAGTTCTTTGTTATATCGTTCACGTTCAAATTGAGCAAACGTAAGATCCTCATTCCTACAAGTACAATCCCGTATATCATTGCTCAAAACAACAGCCCAACAACAAGGTATTAAGACTTTGCCAGCTTGCTTATCGTATATGTAATGGCACTTACTCATAAGTTTATCCTTTCATACGTCCTAAGAAGGATAGTTTTAATACATCGTATTGCTGACCTATAACGGCAAACTCCAACATAGCGTTATTATCCAAAAGATCGTTAATCCTTAAAAGTGGATAATCTTCTCCAGCACGGCTTACATACCCCTCTTGTGAAATATCATCTATTATGCGCTCATCATCGCATTTGCCAAAATAAGAATCAAGGCTGCTTATGATATGTTCTTTCAAATAAGCCTCACTATATACAGAAGCTATTTTATCCTGTTTTCTAAGTGCGTATCTCATTCCTCAACTCCTTTCGGTTTGTTTATCGGTTTCCAATGGGTTATCTTGTAGTCCTTGTAGTTGCAGGTTATTTGGTCTAAATAATCTTCCGTCCACCCGTATTTATTGTAATAAGCTGTCAAGTAATCTACTTTCCATTTGTTACTACAGCATAGATATTCTACCCTTAAAATGCAATATGTTCCAATTGGTGGCACGTCTTCCGTGTCCTCTTTGCATTCGTGCCAATCTTCAAACTCATTCCAACGCCTTGTGATTTCTTCACAAAGTATGTTTGAACTTTCCACATCGCCTAAATGAATTTCGGCTATTTGGTAATTCATCCCGTCCTTTATACAAAGTTCTGCATCCAATTCATCTGCACCAAACAAGCGTTTTCCTCGTGCTGGTAGGCAAATAAGTTTCAATGTATCAGTATCTAACTCACCTTTGGCGTATGTCCAATTCAATTTAATTTTCATTTTATACCTCCTTTTGCTTTTGTTGCAGCCATTTTACACCTTTTTTAAATCCTTCTACAAACGCATCTGAGCAAACCCTTTGTATTTCGGGTAAACAAACACCTCTACTTCGATTTAGAGGACACGTAGCGCAAGCCTGGCTTCGTCCGTTGGCTTGCTTTGCTGCTTTAGTTATTCCTTTCATAATTTCGACAACCATTGTTCATAAATACGTGTGGCTATCTGAGCCATCATTACGGGTGGAACACTCATACCACAAATGTAGTGTGGCGATAAACCACAAAAATTATAATCTTGTGGGAACGTGGATATATTACATACCTCAGAAGTGGATAGATAGACGGGCTGCTTAAATGGTATCAATGAATCCAGGTGTGCAGACAATGTATAACAAACTCTATCTTCATAACAGAACTGCTGATTAAAAAAGCCACGTTTACCAGTGAGTTTTTTATAGGCTTCTGATAGTGCTATATCCCCTTGTTCCCTGAGTTCAAAAAGTTCTCTCATTCTGCCTTCATAGGCTCTTCCTTTATAATCCGCAAAAGCACCATATACTATAGGATCCTCGTTAAACTCCATGTTTATATATGGTTCTACGTTAAACAGATTAGATACCTTCAAAAAATTGATCCCTAAATCATGTCTAATGCAAATAAAGAAGATCCGTTCTCTTTTCTGAGGAACACCCATTTTTGACGCATCAAGAAGGAAATGCTGACAATAATAGCCTGCGTTATCAAAATCTTTATATATGCGCCTAACATAGTCTATTGCACTTCCCATAAGTAAACCTTTCACATTTTCGGCTACTACAACTTTTGGTTGTAATACCCTTGCTAAAGCTATGAAATCAAAGAAAAGCGTATCAAGAACTTGTGCAGATTGCCCCTCTCTGAATTTCTTTTCTTTACCCCAATCCTTTTCACGATTTCCGGCAATGGAGAAGGTGGAGCATGGGGGAGAACCGTCCAAAATATCCAAATTGTAAAGATCGGGCGGTAGCTCTCTCTCTCTCTCTCTCAATGTTCGTATATCTTCCAAAAAATTATATCGGGGTGAGTGGTTAGCCACATAACACCGATTAACCTTTGCGTCTATCTCATTGCAGCCAATTACATCAAATCCGGCTAACTTGTAACCCATTGTAGAGCCACCACCACACGCAAAGCAAGAGAACACTTTGCCTTTATCTTTCGTGAATTTGGCTTCTGAAAGCCTCCAATTATAGGGGAATTTATGTTTTTGCATTTTCCATATAAATTAAAATGGTAAATCACTTTCACCAGGTCGGCAATCCTCAATTTTGTATTGAGTATCTTCAACTGATTTTATAGTACACAAAACGTATACTTTCTTTTTTAAAAGAGTTGCAAGCCTTTTCGCTTCTTTTTCCGCACTATCCAAGCTATCATGTTTGCAAGCTGGGGTAGCACACCCTTCCACAAATACCATGTAAAATGTATTCATACCTTTTCTATTTAGCGTTTATCTATAGTTGCCTTTTTACTCGGTGAACGCTTTACAATTATGGGAGAAGAAAGCATTATCTTAAAATACTTAGTACCATCGACTGTAATAGGCTCCTTCTCCATAAGGAAGGAAGCGTTATCCTTTACTTTTGCACAATCAAGTATCTTATTACTTAGGAACTTATTCATAAAGCGAATACCGCCTTTGTCGTACTTGATAGAAAAGCCTTGTTCGCTATCAGTTTTGCAAATAAACCAGTCCTTTGTATTTTCTTCATCATTGGCAAACTGAACTTTATCTATATCCTTAATGCCTAATTCAGCAGCAAAAGACTTAGAAATGTAGATCATACCATTTTCACGATTAAATCTCAAAGTCCTTTCTCCGTTGCGTTGTCCTACTGGCTGGCTGTTTTGTTTATTGTATATTACAAGTTTCATAATTGGTAAATTTTAATATTATACGATTGCTATACATGAATATCGGTTTACAAAACTTATATTACTTCGGATAGCATTATTTATTGAATTGATTTTACGATATATGGTGCTTACTGAAACACCTGTATAATCTGAAAGATCCTTATAAGAGCACCCGGTATCATAAACTTTTAGCTTAAATAACCTATAATCATTTTTCGGGTATTTATGCTTAATGAAGGAAAGAATATCTTTTGCAAGTTTATCTGGCTCTACAAGCTCCTCAACCGATAAACCTTCTTCCATGCTTATTAACTGGAAAAATATTTCATTAGGTCTGTAGTATCGGTTTTCTTTAGCTATGTTCCGAAGCCTGGCTCTTTTATAAATTCCCCAAAATAAAGGCTCAAAGTCTATTATTGGCAAGTCTATAAATAGCAGATCCTTTCTCAGAAGCAAATAAGTATCGTGAAAAACGTCCTCATTTAGCTGCCATCCTAAGATACTTCGCAACCGTTTATAATTGAAAGAAAACCAGTAATCAAACCTCAAAACATTGCTTTTCATATCTCTATTGGCTTATACATACGTTTATAGGCACGATTAATTTATAAGTCGCTCCATTGGGGAAACCGTCTTTTATGGCTTCTTCAATCTCGCTGGCTGATGGTACACTTATTCGTTTCCCAAATTCAATTTTGCCCAAGCGTTTTCCCTTGTGATCGAAAATTATATATGTGTATTCATTCATAGGGCTATAATTATTTATTTGGGTAAATTGGGCGTATCACTTCCAGCGTGTCCGCACGAACAATAGCAATACGTTGGTAATATTTCTCACAAGCAGCTTTAAAACCACCGCACCAAGCGCACTTTGCTTCGTATTGGGCTATTATGTCCTTTTCTGCCTTATTCAAGTCTGTAGCAGGAAAGGCTTCACCTATCCGTATCTGGTCGTTCTTATCGTGCTGTAGCACTCTGATGTAAATTGTATTATTCATATTCGGTGTTACATTATGGTAGTCCGTAGGCTACCTGATTATTATATAGTAAATTCACGTTTGAAGTCTTCATCATCTTTAATGTATTCACTCAATGCAGATAATAGCCCACGTTTACTTCCACATTTTGCAATACTAAATAACCCGTTATTCTTCTGTTCGTCTGTTGTGATGAAGATGTAGCCATCTTTAACCTCCGGCTTGAATGGCTTAATTTGCGATTTTAATTTTCTGAAATTAATAGCCATATCTTATTTTCTTAAAATTTCGTCTAACAGTTTTTTATCAGCATCCCAAAGGTTGTACCCTTTGGCGATCTTTCTTCTTAGATACTCTTTTTCCCCGATCATGGCGATTGCCTTTTCTCTCAAATCTGATGCGCTCCACTTTTCAGCTTGATCTATCAGAAGGTTTGTAAGGCACTTTCTTTCTTCGTAAAGTTCACGTACTAATACCGTCTTTCGCTCTATCTCTTTTAGGGCTGTTGGGTTCTCCATCCACAACTTACAAAAAGCGTCTTTATCAAGGTCTGTATTCATGTAGCACTCTTCTACTTCCGTATAACCATCTGCCGATAGTTTTAAACCCGTTCTTTCTTCAAATTCTTTCTGTGTCATATCTGAATGTATTTAGTTTTATATTCTTTTCGTGTAACTGTTTTTATTACGTTGCAAATATATGTAACATTGGTAATATTACCAAATGAAATAGGTAATATTTTCAAGTGATATTACCAATATTTACCAAGTGAAACATAGAAATATTATCATTATCAGATATATAGCTTTTCAAAAACACTGCAAAATAATTTCAGAAAAAGCATTTTTTAACATTGCGAAAATCTATGCTCTTTAATTTATTCTACTTATTAAAATAGATATTTTAAGATTACAGCTCTGATTTTGAAGAAAACAAGCATAAAAAACATTGGTGTATATATACACCGTTATTGAAAATATTACCTACATTTGCAGTATAACTAAAGTAATATTGATATGAATAAGACACTCTTTAAGAAAGTCAAAGACTTATGTAAGGACACTGGTTTATCAGAGAAGTACCTTACTGCGATAACCGAAAAAATGGGTGGCAGCATTGAGGATGATTCTACTGATGAAGCGGAAATCGAAAAAGTAGCAAACCAAATAGCGGATGTGGCAAAAGAAAGTCAAGGAGAAGCTACCAGGTGGGCTAACAAAGCGAAGGAACCAAAGGAGCCAAAAGAACCGAAGGAACCCAAAGAACCTAAAGAACCGAAGGAGCCAAAGGAACCTGACAACGATCCAAACAAACGGATCTCCGAACTTCAAGCGGAAATGGATAAAATGAAACAAGAGCAAGCTAAGAAAGATCGTGAAACAGCCGTTCAAGCAGCTCTTAACAAGCATGGTATTCCCGAATGGAGAAGAAAGGGTTTGGTTATTCCTGATGAAGAGGATCCAGATGCTTATTGCGCTGGTCTGAAACAAGACTTAATAACTCAAAACCTTATTTCGGAAGATTCAGAGAGTGTAAAAACAGCAAACGCAAAGAATGTTGAAGAGGCTTCCGATGCGTTGCTGGAATCAATTATCGTTAAATAAATCATTTTACAATGAAACGAACAAAAATGTCATTTGTCGGTGAAAAACCGATTTTCACAGGCAGTCCGCAAATTGTACCAGGCGGTTTTAATCTGGATCGGGAGAAACAGCGTTTTTCTGTAGGTGATATTATCCCTGCCGGAACACTCGCTATTTTCGATGAAGTTACAAGAAAGGTACAGATTGTAAAAACAGCGAAGGTTAAAGCTATCGGCACAAAGGATAAGAAAGTTATCACTTTGTATTCAAATGGCTATTGTTCACCCTGCTTTTCTGTTGGAGATAAGCTGTTACAAGCTAAATCCGTTAGTGGAACTTTTGAAGGTGCTCCTTCTATTGTGTCTATTGAAAAGCCTGGTGTGTCAAACGCTCCGTATGTAATTACACTTTCTGCCGAGATCTCAGGTTTGGCAGTAGATGATGTGCTTGTAGAGGTTGTTGAAAGCTCTACTAATGCTGCTGTTATTGGTGAACCTAACTCTTTAACAATCGAAGAAGTTACTGTAAAAGAGTTTGAAACAGCCATAGATGTTACAGAGGACACTATGCAATATGCTGTAATGGAAAGACGTGTTTTGCCTATTCCCGACAGCATGAAGGATAGCACGAAACGCTATTTAAAAGCGAACTCTCACATTCGATTGTCGCAAACTTATTAAAAGGAGGTGCTAAATGAAATCTATTTATTCAACTTTTACTGGTTTGTTTAAAGATGGCAAACCTATTGATTTTCTCGCAACGTGGAAAAAGACACTGGATAAGGCTTCAGAACGTGAAGTAGCATTGTTCCAGAAAACTTATTCGGATGAGTGGTTTGATTGGGAGGCTCCGCAACTCTCTTTGAGAGCTGAGGGTATTATGGGCAAATATCATTTGCGTGTGATGGCAACCCTGATCGGTGATGAATCCCCCACTCCGTTAAGACGTTCTGACGGTTTTGATATTTGGAATGAAGAAATTCCACGTGTCGGACATAAGTTCTTTATGAAGGCTTCCACTTACCGCAAGTTGCTGGAAGTTTATAAATCTCCGTTCTTGAAAGACGGTCAAAAGGTTAAGCAGATTGAAAAGACTTTGCGTAACGATGTGGAAAACGCTTATCTGGGCTGCAAAGATACTGCTGATTTTATGATTCTGAAAGCTATATCAAACTTCGGTGTTTGTCGTTTCATTCCTTCTATCAACAACCCTGGTGGACGTGAGTTTGAAATTGATTACCTGATGGATGAAGCTAACAAACTCGTTTCAGCCTTATTGTGGAATGACGCTAACTCAAAAGCTGGCAAGTTGGATATTATTCTAACTCTTACCATGATCGTTACCTTGTTCAAAAACAAAGGTGTCGTATTTGAAGAGTTACTGATGGCTCCTGAACTGCTTGCATTTATCCGAAGAGATATTACAATTCGAGAAGCAGCCTACGGTAAGGACAAATCCGGCAAGGTTGTTACTATCCCAGACTTGAACACCTTGTTTGCTGATAACGGTTTGCCTAAAGTTCGTGAGATCACCCGTCTTGTGGGTATTGAAAAGGACGGAGAACGTGAGCCGTTAGATCCCTGGAATCACAATATGATTGTATTTAAACCTGCTGGAAAGATTGGCTTTATCCAGCCTTCTATTGAAGATAACGAGCTGTTTGAAGAGGACAATGTAGATTACATGAATGCTGGTAACGGTATTCGTATAGCCAAATGGCGTACTGGTGAATCTACAGGGCAAAAGGCTGGTGAATATACACAAGGATCTGCCCGTTTGATCCCGGTTATCACTGAAATTAACGGTATTGTCTGCTTGCAAGTTAGAGGCTTTAAAGAGCCGGAAGAAGCAGTAGAGGGAGTAACTTTTTATACGAAAGAACAATTCGATCAGAAGGCAGCAGCAGCTTCTTTGGTCGGCTAAAAACGATGCAATATGGTAACATTAAAAGTATTAAAGAAGTTCCAAGATAAGGACAACAAGGAGAAAATTTACCAAGTCGGTGAAACTCTATCAACAAGCGATTTGGATCGTGTAAATAATCTTGTTTCACGAGGAATTTGCAGTATTTCTGCTATCAAGGAGGCTAACAAAGAAGGAAATAAACCCGAAAAAATTAGCCTTTTTGATAAAGAGTTTGAAATCGGTGCTGTAAAAGGTGCTTTGGCTGAGATTGGCGTTTCAATCAATAAAAATGCTGGCGTTCAAGCAATCACCAACAAACTCGGTGAACTTACAGAAGAGCAAAACAAGGCTCTTTCTGAAATCTTATGTAAAGAGTAACCTATGACGAATTTAGACGCTATCCGTGCTTTATGCACTAAAATATGTTCCGGCTTCTACCCGGATCAGAATGTACTTGAATTTACCCTTTTGGATAATGATATAGATCCTTCTAAAAACTTCATCCCCAAAGATGTTGAACTGGTGAAGGCTGCTATCAGTGTCGTTAAGGGAATGACTGAAAACAGCCATTCGGAAAGTGGAATTTCTGACGGGTGGGATGCGGATCGTATTAATAAAAGTATCTCCGCTATTTGTCGGGAGTACAATATAGATAGCTCTGATTTTGTCGAAGAATCTTCTGTATCAGACGGTTCTAACCAATGGTAAGTTATGCAATATAACGGAACAATACAGTATAAGGTTTTATCTGGTGGCGGTTTGGATGGTAACGGTGAGCCGATTATCTCTACCGTATCATGGAGTGAGCCTATACGTTGTCTGTACAAAACGGTAAAGCATAGCAACACGATCTATCAACAAGGTAAGTTTACTGATAAAAGCTATGAGATCCTAATTGAAAGTAGGGATTTTCAAGCTGATACGGTAAAACTTACCAATGATAGAACACAGTTTTTGGGTGAGTTTGAAGTACAGGATATTGAGTTTGTTAATCGCTCAGGAAGAGTAAAGATTACGGTTTGATGGGATTCACGAAGAAAACGCCGGATAGTGCTTTTAGCAACTTTCTTGATGATACCAAGAAAGCCGTTATAGGTAGAGCTATTAAGGCTTTTATCTATGTCGGTGAAGCGTGTCTGAAAGAAGCCCGTTTAAACGGCAACTATACAGACAGAACGGGAAACCTTAGAAACTCTATCGGTTATGCCGTACTTTTTAATGGTGAAGTTATGGAAGAAAGTGCTTTTGCCAACACAAAAGGTGGGCAAAACGGAAAGAAGCATTTGGATAGCTTGAAAAAGAACTATCAAAACGGTATTGTCTTGATTGTATCTACTGGAATGAGTTACGCAGCTTATGTAGAAGCCCGTAATTATAATGTCCTTACTTCTTCCGAACTGCTGGCTAACAAACTTGTACCTCAGATTATGAAACAATTAGGCTTTGAAATGAAATGAATAAGACAGGTGATGAAATAGAGCTGGACGTTTTCAACATTATCACAAACAGCCAACTTGCAAAGGAAATAAAAGGTAACGTTTATCGTGAAGGAACACGAGATCTAAACCCTATGGAAGAGGATATAATTGTATCGTTTCTTACTGGTTTGGATGGGCAGTTTCAAACTGGCTCCGTAACGGTAAATATTTATGTTCCCGACAAAGACAATGGCAGTAAGGTATTGGTTAAAGATGTTGGCAGATGCCGTTATCTGGCACGCAAAGCCGATGAGGTTGTTAGAGCCTTGAAACCTACTGATTACAGATTTTCTTTAGGTGCAACAATTAAAAGCTACAAAGCAGAAAAGGTAGCTATGCACTTTGTAAACGTAAAGATCAATTTTGAACTAAAAACATTTTAAGTTATGGCAAACAGTGGTATTACATGGGGTAAACCCCTGATCGAATTTGGGCTAACTGGTGCTGAAGATGTAGCTCCTTCCAGTTTCAAAACAATGCCCACAGCCGAAGAAAATACAGTTCTTCTTACAACTGTAAAAGGAAGTGCGCAAGAATTGTACGGAGAAGGGCATGAACTGGTAGCTCGAAAAATGCAAAAGTCTTATAAGCAGCTTGCTATGAGTGTGTTTATTCCTTCTGGCACAAAGGATCCTATTCCGGAAGAGGACGGAGTTGTAAAAGATGAATATGCAGTACGCCTTACTCCTGAAGATGATACGCTGGATGGATTCATCATGCGTAAATGCTCTGTTGAGGTTGAAGAAGAATGGTCGTCCGCAAAGGGTAAAATGCTAAAATACATCTTTAGCTCATTGAAGCCCAAGACGGGTAAAATGATTGAGACGTATAAAAAAGCAAAATCATTATCTGTAGGTTAATTGAACTATGAACAAGGGAAAAGACAACATAGAAGGGCTTGTGTCTGATACGATCTTACAAAAGCCGTATTCTATACAGATAGGACAAGAAACATACGAGGTTGCACCTCCTTCTATTGCTACTCTTATCCTTGCCTCTGAACTTATTTCTCAGCTTCCTAAAGTAGAGTTAGATAAAAGCCTGGTTACATTTGAATCGCTCCGTATTGCGAAAGATTGTAAGGTTTTAGGCGATATTGTAGCTACTCTCATTTTAGGAGCTGAGAATATAACTACAGAAGCAACCGTAGTTCAAAAGTCTTTATTCGGTTTGGTACGCACACGCAAAAAGGTTACGATTGATAACAGGGCTGTTTTATCCGATAAGATCTTGAAACAAATTTCACCAAGTAAAGTGAACGCTCTTACCCTTAAAATCATAAACAGGATGGAGATAGGAGATTTTTTCGGGCTTACCGCTTCCCTGATAGAGATAAACCTTCTCAAACCGACAAAAGCAGGGGAAGCGGATCCGAAGGAAACGATAGCATCTGGGCGGTAGTAGCAGGAATGGCAAAGGCTTATAATCTGACTTTTGATTATATCCTATATAAAATGAGTTTTGCCAATGTTCGTCTGTATAATGCGGTTCTGCCTTCTTTCTCAGCAAAGAAGGATGGTAAAAAAGATACTGGCATTATTCTAAATGGTGATGATCCCAATAATCAGGATGCAGTAAATAACGCAATATTTGACGTAAACGAAGATGAATAACAACGAAGGTACAACATGGTGGGCTTTAGGATTGGATAACGCCAAATTTGAAAGCGATGTGGCGAAATCTAACTCTCTTTTCCGAAGCATAGGCAACACAGCCGAAAAGGAAGGTAGCAGGATAGACAATATTTTTCGTAAAATAACGGTTGCTGCAACTGGATTTTTCACGGCTCAACAAGCGTTGGGATATGCTCAGAAGATAGCTCAGGTAAGAGGCGAATACCAACAGTTAGAAGTTGCCTTCAATACAATGTTGGGCAGTAAGGCTAAAGCTGATGCTTTAATGACACAGCTTGTTAATACTGCTGCTAAAACTCCGTTTGATCTCGTTGGTGTGTCAAGTAGCGCAAAACAATTACTTGCTTATGGTATAGCTGCTGACAAAGTGAATGACACTTTGGTACGGTTAGGAAATATCGCTGCTGGCTTATCTATTCCATTACAAGATATAGCCTGGTTATACGGTACAACCATGACACAAGGCAGGCTATATGCTGAGGATCTTAACCAATTTACGGGTAGAGGTATTCCGATGATTCGTGAATTAGCTAAAGAGTTGGGTGTAGCTGAAAATGAAGTTAAGGCTTTGGTTTCCGAAGGAAAGGTAGGATTCCCCGAAGTTCAGAAGGTTATAGAAAACCTTACAAATTCTGGCGGTATGTTCTACAACCTGATGGAAGAGCAAAGTAAGACTATTACGGGTAAGATCTCCAACATGAGCGATGCTATTTCTGTAATGCTTAACGAAGTAGGGAAAGCTAACGAGGGAACAATCAATTCAATACTGGAAACTGGTATCTCCGCTATAGAGAACTACGAGGCTATCGGTGAAACTATACAAGAATTGATTGTTACTTATGGCTTGTACAAAGCTGCTGTAATTTCGGTTGCTGCTACAAAAAATGCCGTTACTACTATTAAAGCCACTGGAGAAGCTGAGGAACTAAGCAAATTGCTTACTGTAGAGCAGCAAGCAGCCATTTCAAAACAGAATTTAACCAAAGGCACGTTAGAGTATGCAACTGCCGTAAAAGCTGAAATGGCAGCAAATATAGAGGCTCAAACCGCAGCTTTAGCCAAAGCTCGTACAGAGGTTTCAGCAGCCAGCCAAGCCGTAGCAGCCAAGAAAGCCGAATACCTTGCTGCTAAAGAGTTGGAGAAGCAAAGATTAGCAGAACTTATGTCTATCGGTGCTACTGGCTCTGCAAAACAAGTAGAAGCAGCAGAAAGAAAATTAGTCGCAGCCGAAACAGCCAGAGAAACAGCAGCCTTACAATACCAAGCAGCCACACGTGATTTTAGCACCAAGAAAGTAGCGGTAGAAACGGCTGCTAAAACATTGAATACCACTCAGACAGCAGCCAACACAGCAGCACAAGCAGCCAATGTAACTACAACAAACTTGTTGGCAACTGCAAAGCTCAGGCTTACGGCTGTAGCTACCAGGTTGAAAGCCGTTATGCTGGCAAATCCTTATACTTTGGCAGCAGCAGCTATAGCAGCTCTCGGTTATGGTATTTATAAACTTATCACTTATCAGACTGACGCAGAAAAGGCGCAGGAAAAACTAAATAACGCCATATCTGAGAGTGAAAAGGTTATTGGAGCTGAAAGATTGCAAATTGATGCGATGTTTGCACGTTTGAAAGCAGCCAAAGAAGGTACGGATGAATACCGTTCTGCAAAGGAAGCCATAATGAGCAAATACGGTGAGTATTTGAAGGGGATGGGGGATGAAAAGAACGCTTTGGATGATCTGGCTAAGGCTTATCGTATCATTACGCAAGAAGCCGAAAAATCAGCTCGTGCAAGAGCTATGGATAAAGCGGTTAATGAGGCTTCTAATGACTACATGGATAAGGAGGTAGAAGCCAAAGAAACTGTAGAAGAGCTACTAAAAGATAAGTTCAAGGGAAAGAAGGATAAAGACGGTATCGACCTTGCGGAAACTTATTACTGGAAGATTAAGCCAGTGCTGGAAGGTAAGGGGGAAATTACTAAAGAAATCCAGGATATTATAAAGCAGTTTGACGAAACCAAATACTTGCCTGGCGATCCCATGACTGGTATAGGTGCGCAAACCTACATAGCTAATGACTTGCAAGATGAAATAACCAAAGTATTCAAAGCTCGTGGCATTTATAATAATATCATAAAAGAGGCTCAAAAACGCTTCGGGGAGAATCCTAACCAAAATCAGAAAACTGGTAATCAGGAAGAGGTATTTTATACCAAAGGTAAATCCATTCCTGAGATAGAAGCAGCCATTACTAAAGGTCAAGAAAAACTGGAGGCTTTCAAAAAGGCTCTCAAAGATAACAACGGCTTAATGTCTGATGGCAAAGTAGTAACCGATGCTGTTGTAAAAGGGCAGGAAAGCTATATAGCTAAATTAAAGGCTACCGTTCTTGAACGTGAAAACGAGCTACAAATTATTAGCCAAGTAGAGAGCCGTATTTCTAAACTGAAACAGGAGCAGAAAGAAACCGTTAAGGGTAGTGCTGAATACAACGACTATCAAAGACGTATAGATTCACTGAGTAAAAAGTTACCAGATAGGAAAACGTCCTCTTCTCAAAAGGATTATTCCGATGAGATAAAACGTAATGCACAAGAGCAGATTCGTATTGAAAAGGATATGGAATTTGCTGTAAGGCAAGCTGAGATCAACACCTATAAGGAAGGACTTTCTAAAACATTGGAACAAAACCAGCTCAACTATGAGCAGGAAATGGAGCAGATCAAACGTCAAAAGGAGGATAAGCTAACAAAAATTCAAGAGTGGGAAAAAACTATATGGGAATCTCAGGGCAAAAATGGTACATTTAAGCCAACTACCAACCAATTATCAGAGCAGGATGAGCAACAATTTAAGGCTCTTGAAAATGCTGCTGGAAAGAAATTATCTACTGGCAACCAGACTGCAATAGAAGAAATGCTAAAGCAGTATCAGACCTATGCGGAAAAGCGCAAGGAGATAGAGGAAAAATTTCAGAAAGATATTGACGAAATGCGAGCTGTTAATGAGAAAGATAAGAAATCCGGAAGGCAAGTTACTTTCTCCGAAGAAAATATCGCTCAGGCTGAAAGTGATAAACAAGATGCTTTGGACGCTTTAGATCAAGAGATAGCTACTCGTGAAGCGACTTTTAATGTATGGGCAGAACAAATATCCTCTATGGGGCTAAGACAGCTAAAGGAGGCTTTACAAACAGCCCAAGACACACTGAAAAAAGAAGGTGGCAAGCTGGATGATAAAGAAAAAGCTACTCTTCGTGCGCAAATTAAGACCCTGGAGAAAAAAGTAGAGGTTGCTGAGGCAAAAGACGCAAGCATTTCATCTGCTGAAAAAAACAAAAAGAAGTGGAGCGATACCCTAAAGGTGATGAATGAGGTAGATGATACTGTTAATAATATCATTTCAGACTTTGACGGGATGGATGATGCAACCAAAGCTGCTTTGTCTGCTGCTACCAATATCGCAGGAGGTATAATTTCTATGATAACGGGTATTCAAGCGTTGGCGGTTACTGGTGCAGAAGCTATCAAAGGAGTAGAAAGAGCTTCGGTTATCCTTTCCATAGTCGGTACAGCCGTTTCCCTTATCACTTCATTGTTTGGGTTGTCCTCTAAGGCTGAAAAGGAACACCAAGAGGCACTTAAAGAAGTAGCCGAGAACAAACTGGAAATGCAACGCCAGTACAACTTATTGCTCATGGAGCAAAATTTACTTTTGGAGGAAGCAACATCTATTTTTGGTACAGATCAAATAGAAAAAGCTATCAATGCAATAGAGGTATATCGTGATGCGATAGCTGAATATAAAGAAGTCCTAAAGGGGGATAAACCAACTTATCAGTTTCAGTTTAACCCTAAAGGGAACTGGGGGCTTGATGAATACAATGCAAAATTAAATGCGTACAATCAGGGTATAGGTGCGCTTAATGATATAACCATAAAAACGGGAAGTTACACTACTGGAGCTTGGTTTTGGAAAAAGCAGCATGATATTTATACTTCGGTACTCCAGGTTTACCCGGATTTAATAGATGGTGAAAAAAATCTGAACAAAGAAAGAGCGCAAGCCATTCTTGACACTCAAACAATGAGCGATGAGAATCGGAATTTGTTGCAAAACCTTATAGACCTTCAAGAACAAGCGGAAGAAGCCCAACAAGCACTAAGAGATTACTTAGAGGGTACTTTTGGCTCTTTAGGTGATAGTATAATGGATAGTATCACTGAGGCTATTGAAAATGACGGTGTAGATGCGTGGGAAAAGTTTGGAGAAAAAGGATCTTCTGTATTGGAAGATTTGGGTAAACAGATTGCCTACTCTTTATTCTTCTCTGATAAGTTCAAAAGACTACAAGCGGATCTGGAGAAAATCTATGGATCCGGCAAAACAGAAGAAGAAATAGCTAAGGAAGCAAGGGATTTGGTTTCCTCTTTCTATCAAGGTATCGGTACGGATATGAATAATGCCCAACAATGGATGGAGCATTGGAAAGAAGAAGCAAACAAACAAGGCTTTCACCTTTGGGAAACAGAGAATCGTGAGGTTTCCAGCAATAACGGCATAGCAGCAAGCCAGGACAGCGTAAACGAGCTGAACGGAAGGACAACTGCAATTCAAGGACATACCTATTCTATAAATGAAGGTATTAAATCATTGGTTAGCCATTGTGCCAAGTTTCTTGAGGTATTAACTGGTATCAGAGAAAATACAAGCTATTGCAAGAATCTGGAATCTATCAATTCCAATATAAAGGAAATGAAAGAAAGCATAGGTAACATGAATGATAAAGGTGTAATAATGAGGAAATGAAAAATAACTTATACATAGACGGTACGGACGCTTTTACTCGGTTCGGGGTTTTTATTGCTGAGGGTGGGCATAACGAAGTTGTTGCTTTCCCGGCATTAAAAGCACCAGAAGTTTCTAATGATTGGGCTGAGTATGACGGTATCGAAGTGGATTTGTCGGATCCTAAACTTGATACTAAAGAACTTGAAATAAAGTTCAACGCAGTAGGTATGTATCAGACTGGAGATTTCATTTCTCTGTTGTCCGATGGAGCTTACCATACCTTTGAGTTTAAAAGAATCGGATATACTTGTAAACTCCGATTGGTTTCAGAGGTAAATGTAGCTCTGTATATCGGTGCTAAAAGTTTCTCGTTAAAATTCGCAGATGATTTCCCTTTGAGAGATTATAAATATACGGCTCCTTTATCGACAACCAATATACCTACGCAGGGGTATGAAATAGACGGGATAGATTTCTCCGTTTACGGTATTCGTGTATTGGAAGGAAGCGAGGCACAAATACTTAAAGCTCCAGCAGTGAAGAAAAATATGTTACGTAACCTTTCTACCCAAAATGGGGCTATTTATGATGGCAAACAAGTAGTGTACCAACATAAAGAAGTTGCCTTGAATTGTTGCTTAATCGCTAAGAATCTAACGGAGTTCTGGAGAAATTACAATGCTTTCCTTCACGATCTGATAAAGGTTGTGGAAATAGACGAAGGCGAAGGCGTGAAGGTACAAACGGCTGAAAGATCCTTGTTCGTTGAAAGCACTTACGAGGAATACCCATGTTACTACAAAAGCTCAAAAGTAAGTCTGTTTTCCCCTGACGATCAAATTTGGTGCGTTTTTACCTTAACGTTGGTATTTACTGCCTTTAGAGTTGGAGGGGATGAATATTTACTTGCTTCTGAGGCTGGAGAATTGATAGTTACAGAAGATGGTGAGTTTTATATAGATTTGAAAAGCTATGGCTATTAAAAAGAAGAAAATAAGCGAGCTGACACTTTCGGATAACCTGAAAGGATTGTACACTATTGGAGTTAAATTAATCAATGGGGTACAAACCAGCGTGAAAGTAAGTTTGGAATACATTCAAACGGCATACGAGAACGCTGTAAAAGCAACCAACAGTGCAAATGAAGCTGCCAAGTCTGCTAACAATGCTGCTTCAAGTGCCAACACTGCAACCTCAAACGCAAATAAAGCGACTGAGGCAGCGAAAACGGCTACCAATAATGCTAATGAGGCTACCCAACAGGCTAAAACTGCTACTTCCAACGCAAACTTGGCTACTCAAAAAGCGAATACAGCAGCTACCAATGCGGATAATGCACGAAAAGGATTGGAAGAGATAAAAAGTGCAACTGAAAGTGCTACAGCCAATGCCAACAAAGCAGCTACTAATGCGAATGAGAAAGCACAAAAGGCAGAAACAGCAGCTAACAATGCAAATACTCAGGCAAATAGGGCAAAAGAACAAGCGGATAATCCCCCGAAAATGGGTGAAAATGGCAACTGGTGGAAATGGGATGAAACGCAAAAGAAGTATGTAGATACCGGGATTTTGGCAAAAGGCGGTATTCTCTATCCTACTTTTACGATTGATCCCGATACAATGGAACTGATCATGTATTACCAGGATGATATAGCTGCTGATATGTTTGATATTGACAATGAAGGATTTTTAATTTTTAACCCCAAGTGATATGGCAGAAGGAAACATAAGATTAGGAAAGGTTGCTTTCGTGGATAAGGGAACTTATTCATCAGCTACCACATATAATACATTTGATTTCATTACTACGGATGATAGTTGCTATCTCTGTATCAAGGACGGGAACAAAGGACACGCTTTAACCGAAACTACTTGGTGGAAATGTATAGCTCGTGGAACAACCGCCACAGCAGCAGCTAAAAAGGCTGAGGACGCTGCTAAACTGGCTAATGAAAAAGCTACAGCAGCCGATAGCGCAGCAGGTAAGGCAGTAGAGGCTACCAACAATGCCAACGCAAAAGCTAATGAAGCTCACGAAAAGGCAGAAGAAGCCAATACTGCTAAAGATAATGCAAATGAAGCTACTGGCGATGCAAGGGTAGTTATCGCAAGGCTGGAGGAACTGGAAGAATCGCTAATCTCAAAATACAAGCTGATCCCTACTTCCATGAAGCTAAACTACCCGAAAAAAGTTACTTACAGGAATACCCAGCCTTTCAAAGTTGAGGTAGAATTACTTCCCGTAGATACTGGTAGGAATGTATTGTTTCTCGGTGATGATCGGGCGGTGTCTATCACTCCTGATGGCGTATTTATGATTAACGGTGTAGGGATGAGTAAAATTCACGTTATCCCAACGGAAAATACGGGTATTTATCAAACTATACAGATTGAAGTACAGGAGCCAGGAATAAGGCTTACTTCTGGTAATGGTATGCGTTTATCCGGCTCTGGTGGTATCATATTAACTTAGTAAATTTTATTGTTTAACTTCTTAACACTATAAAATATGGCACTTACAGCAGAAGAGGAAGCTAAAGTAAAAAAGATTATTACAGCTTACGACAATGGCAAAAGATTAAATGAATTACCAGTAGCAGACAGCAGTAACCCTTTCGACCTCACAACTGAGGTATTGGATAAAAGCGGAGAAAGCAAACAAGCTGGTTTGGCTGCTATGCTACCTTATGCAGAGGATCAATGTAGTTATGGCGTAGAATTAGATGTAACAGTATCTTCTTCGGTTCTTACCCGTACTGGCAATATGACACTGCATAAAACATTGCCAATTCAAAGCAAGATGAAAGGGTGTTTGCTATCAGATGAAGGCAAGGTTATTGAATACCTAAACCCTACCAACTGGAAAGCGCATAAAAGGGATGGTTCCAATGGTATGGTTATGGTGGAAATCCCTGCTCACTGGAGAAGATTTTATACCAATGGAAACAAAAGAGGTGTACGAATCAGTGAATACCCGATACCTGGTTATCATTTCGTAAAGAAATGCTATATCTCGGCTTATGAGGCAACAATCCAACGTAGCACTGGTAAACTGGCTTCTGTAGTAAATACTTCGGCTGATTACAGAGGTGGTAATAACCAAGCAGATTGGGATGCTTTGCCTAAATCCCAATTAGGCAAGCCAGCTACATCTACGAGTAGAACAAACTTTCGTGCTGCTGCTCGTAAAAGGGGAGCTGGTACGCAATGGAACTGCATGGACTATAACGCTTATATCACTTTGGCATGGCTCTATTACATAGAGTATGGAAACCTTAACTGCCAGTTGGCTTTCAATGCCCAGAAAGATAGCAACGGGTATGCTCAGGGTGGTTTGGGTAATGGTGTAACTACATGGGATGGTACAAAGTGGAACAATTTTAGTGGTTATTATCCTATTATTCCTTGCGGTACGAGTGATGAATTGGGAAATGCTTCTGGTGAAGTAGCTTACACTTTAGAGAAAGCAGAAGGAGAAAACAGCAAAGTATTTACCGTACCTCGCTATCGTGGTATTGAAAATCCCTTCGGGCACGTCTGGAAGTGGACGGATGGAGTAAATATAGAAGTGAAAACCAATTCAGACGGAGGAACTTCTAAAGTGTATGTTTGCGATGATCCTTCTAAATACAACGATAGTAACTACACAGGCTATACGCTTAGAGGATTGGCTGCACGTGCAGAAGGTTATGCAAAAGAAATGATTTTCGGTGAATTTGGCGATTTGATTGCTTCTGTAGTCGGAGGTGGATCTACTACCTATTGGTGTGATTACTTCTATACCAATATAGGATCTAACGCTCTTAGGGGTGTCCTTTTCGGCGGTGCTACGACTTATGGCGCTCTTGCGGGCTTCGGTTATGCGAATACGGATGCCGCCCCCTCGAATACGGATGCGACTGTCGGCTCTCGGCTTTGTTTTATTCCTGAATCGTGAAGCGAGCCAGGTTTAGACTGCAAAACTTAAATGATTAATAAACAAATAAATATAGGTTGGTTGCTGGTGGGTGTCCTTTTC